GCTGACAAAACATTTGGTTATGTGATTGTTGGCTGATACAATGACTCTAGTGGATGACCCCGCCGGAGTCCTTTAAATGAAAGGATAAGTCATGGCAACTTCAATGTCTACCTCTACGACCACTACGGCAGTAGACCCCGCTATTCAACCGTATCTCACTTTTGGTCTGTCTGAGGCACGAAAGCAGTACGAAGGTGGTGGGCCAAAGTTCTACCCCGGTCAAGGGTATGTAGGCCCGTCTACTGCCACACAAACCGCACTTCAAGCCCTACAAGCAAGGGCAATGGCTGGCAACCCTTTGCTGTCTCAAGCGCAAGGCAATGTCAGTGGAATGTTGGCGGGTGACTATCTCGGCGGTAATCCATTCTTTCAAGGTGCATTCCAACCCGCTGCGACTGCTGCACAAACTGCCTTCCAAAAGTCTATTGGTGACATTTCTTCCGCTGCCTCAAAAGCCGGACGATATGGCTCGGGTGCGATGGGCGACCTTCAAAGTCAAGCTGCTGGAACCTTTGCCCAAAAGCTGGCAGACACAGCGGGTAAGTTGTCATACGAGAATTACGCTCAAGAACGCCAAAACCAAATGCGGGCACTCGGTATGGCTCCGGGCCTCGCAGAGGCCGACTATGGCGACATAAACAAGTTATTGGGTGCTGGTCAACTCGGTGAGGGTTATCAGACTGCGGCACTCAATGCTGATATGGCGCGGTACAACTTTGAGCAAAACGCACCACAAAAGAACCTCACGAACTATCTGAATATGGTTTATGGGTTCCCTGCTGGAAAGACAACAAGTACAAATACACCGTATTACACAAACCCTCTTGCTACAACATTGGGCACGGGTTTGCTTGCACTGAATGTGTACAACTCTGCCAACCAAGCATTTGGAGGTGGTTTGTCTCGCGGTATATCTAGAGGATGGGATTACTTAACGGGTGGGTTTGGCTCTCCCAACGACTTTAGCAGCGGTATGAGTTATTCGGGACAAGTACGCCCCGATACAACAGATTACATGGGTGGCGGCTTTTATGGGTATGACTAATCATGGCACTACTTGACATTTTCGGCACGACTCCATCCTACTACGGTGGGCTATTGGGTGAGGACGAGTTAAATCGCGTCCGGCAACAAGCCCAACAGCAAGCACTGCAAAACACTGCATTGGCTCTTTTGCAAGCTGGCGCACCGAGCAGAACGCCGGGGAACGAAGCACTCGCCATTGCTCAAGGTCTAGCGGGTGGACAGCAAGCCTACAGACAGTCAATGCAAGAGGGCTTGAAAGACAAGATGCAAGAGATGCAGATTCAAGATTATCGGCGCAAGCAACAAGAGGCAGAGGCCGAGAAAGCGCGGATGAGACTTGCTCAAGGAATGCTGCCATACGCAATGCAAGAGCAAGTAGTCAATCAAGGTACTTACGGGCGCGGCTTGCCCGTTGGGGATGCTGTGGCTGAACAACTTGCACAAGAGAATGCAATGTTTGGCCCAGCAGGGATGCGGAGTTTGGAAGAATCTGCAAACTATCCCGTACAAGATACAAGAATGGCACAAGCGGCAATGCCAGCAGAAACGGCATTTGTTCCCAATCAAGCTATCTTAGGACGCTTGCAACAAATTCTGCCTTTCAAAGATTTTGAAAATGTCATGCAAGGCATCGAGCGCAGACAAAAACTGACGCAGCCGGATTACATAACCTCTGACAAAACGATCTTCCAAAAGACTGCAACGGGGTTAAAGCCCGTTTACAAGGGTCAAGATTATTTGACTGTAGACGGTGCGGTTTATGCAAAAGATGAAACCTCTCCCAATGGGTTGCGTTTAGTAATAAATAAATCGGGCAGATTTACGGGAGACATTGCAAACATTTCACAAGGAATGTTCAAAACAGACAACCCGCAAGACTTAACGCCGGAACAATTTACTAAAGTTTTGGCAGAGGCAAAGGGCTATAAGAAGTCCGGTGCTGGTGGTGACATTATTAACTATCCCCCCGGTGCTGTGCCTGTTGGTAAAGAGGGGCAAAACAAACTTGATGCTTTGGCTTTGACAACGGGCGACCGTTTGGCTCAATTGAACAGAATTGAGGAATCGTTTAATCCGGCCTATCTTGAAACACGATTCAAAGGAACTCAAGCATTACGCGCAATAGGTGAGAAGTCGGGTTTATCTAAGTTAACCCCTGCTCAACAGCAAGAGTTGACTGCATTCACACAATTCCAACAAGACTCAGTTCGCTCACTGAATGCTTACATCAATGAAGTGACGGGCGCGGCTATTGGTCAAGGTGAGGAAGCTGATCGCATCAAAGCGGGTATGCCCAACCCCGGCTCGGGGTTGTTTGACGGGGACAGCCCAACTCAGTTCAATGCAAAGCTAAAGAACACTTTGAAAGACTTGCGGACAGTAGAAGCGCGAGTGCAATACATCAAAGCCAATGGACTCAAGTTGGTGGATGTACCGCTTAACAAGATGCCGGACATTATGCGAAAGCGCGAAACAGAATTGATTAAATCTCTCGGACTTGATGTATCAAAGCCGGAAGATAAAGCAATTCTCAGAAATCGATTGGCCTCTGAATTCGGATTGATGAGGTAACACCATGTCTGTAGTAGATGAATTGCTGAGTGGGACTTCAACGGAAGAACGAAAGATGTTCCCCGTGAGTTCGAGTGTGGTCGATGAAATCTTGTCGCCATCAACAACGCCAAGGCGAATGGTGCGGGATGAAACAATCGTCCCACAACGAACCTCTGCGGGTGCTGCTGACATATTCACAGCATTGAAGGCCGGAGTACCAACCGACAAACAAGCTGCCATTAAGTTATTTGCAGAGGCTCGTGGCATACCGGAAAGTCGCTATCGTGTGGTTGGCAATGAGATTGTCTATCAAGCGGATGATGGCAAGTTCTATTCCGAAGTTCCCGGCATGATGACCAAGCCAATGACTTCAATGGCGTACAACTTGCCCGATGTATTGGAAGCTGTGCCGGACATAGCTGCGGGGATTGCGACCTCTCCGATGCTTTTGGCTGGCCCTGCTGGTGTTGCGGGAAGCATGGGAATCACGGGGGCGGCTGCTGCGGGTGCAAATGCAATTCGTCAAAACATTGCTGGACTGCTTGCAGATCAAGAAGTGTCCGGCACTGACATTGCTAAACAAGGCGTAGTGTCGGGCTTATTCCAAGCTGGCCCATTGGCACTAACCAAATTCTTAGGGCGTAATGTTGCAAAAGACATTGCAAAGGTAAACGCACCCGAAGTAGCAGACTTGGCTCAAAAAGCAAAGGACTTAGGTATTGACTTAACTCCGGCTGAATTAACCAATCTGCCATCTCTCAAATCACAGCAAAAGGTTTTGGGCAACATCGTAGAGAGCGCGGACACACTCGGAGACTTTTATCTAAACAGATACAAAGAACAAGTCCAACCCGCTGTAAACAAGTTCTTGAAAGGCATTAGCAAGGTCGATGACCCAATGACTGCGGGATTTCGTGGTCAGAAGGCATTGCAAGATCGTGTCGCGCAATTGGAGATGGCAAGGGAAGAAGGTAGTGCGCCTTTGTATCGTGCTGCATTTGAAAGATCAGTACCCGTAGATGCTAGACCCGTTATTGCTCAAATTGACCAAATGATGAACATTGCAAAGGGTGATGAACTCAAAGCATTGCAACGCATCAAGAATAACCTATACCGCGAGAAAGCCACTTACAACGCACAAGGCGATGAGGTCATGGTTAAAGTGGTTGAAGATCGTCTACCTGCATTGCAACGGGTAAAGTTTGACATTGACAAGATGTTCAAAGATGAATCATTTTCGTCAATGGATAAAACGATTCAATCTGAAATAACTAAGATTCAAGAAAACTTAGTTAGGCAGATGAGCAAAGAAAATCCAATGTATCGTGAGGCAAACGCACGATTTACTGAACTGTCTGCGCCTTTGAATGAGTTTGCTGAACGGCGAACGGGGTTGTCGTTAACCGCGATCTCAAAAGACAATCTAAATGATTTGGCAAACAGACTATTTGCAAATGCGTCACCTCAGACCATTCGCTACACCCGTCAACAGATTCAAGCGGTAAGCCCCGAAGCATGGAACGATGTAAGTCGGGCGTACTTGGAACAGCAATGGGAAAAGGCAATGAAGCAGCGCATTGGGGCCAAAGAACCCCGTATAGATGCGGGTGCTGATTGGAAGATGATGATAATGGGTGACAGTAAGTCACAAAAGGCTTTGCTAGAGGCGTTGGGAGCGCAACAGTTCCAAGCACTGAACAACCTAACGCAAGTGTTAGAAGCGGCGGGACGGGTGAAGAAACTCGGGTCGGATACTGCTTTTAATCAACGAGCAATGAAAGAGATGGAAGATAATGCGCCGGGGGCATTGGCGGCACTTGCTCGATTTACGGGTGGTGTTTTGACCCCGCAGAAATATGGTCAGTTTTTCAGAGATTGGGCAACAGAAAGGGCATTCTCAAATAATGCTGAACAATTGGCTCGAATCATCACAAGCAAAGACGGTATGAATAAACTTAGGGAGTTGAAACGAATGTCACCAACTACACCAAAATTCGCATCCGGTCTAACGCAATTGGCGTTGGATTATGGAATGATTGGTAGCACACTTAGCGAGGACTAAATCATGCCAAAAGTAAAAATCAGCGAGTACAGCGCAACCGCCAACTCAAACACAGATGTAGCATCAATCAACATTGATGAGGGCTGCGCTCCGAGTGGCATCAATAACGCCATTCGTGCCATCATGGGCCATCTGAAAGACTTTCAGCAAGGAACCAATGGAGACCCGTTTAATGGGCCGGTTGGTGGAACTGCGAACACGGGTGCGTTTACTACGCTAACTTCAACGAGCGCATCAAGTTTTGCAACATCTAGCGGAAATGTGGGTGTTGGTACGGCTTCTCCTGCTGCCAAACTGCAGATTAGTGTTGCAAGTGCGGGAGTTGATGGAACTAAAGGGGTAAGGATAGTTAACCCTGCTGGAACAATTGTAATGCTGGAGTGTGGTAGTGGTGGGGACAGTTTTGTTGGTACTGAAAGTGGAAGTGTTTTTAACATTAGAACTAACAATGCAATTAATGCCACATTTCTTACCAGTGGTAATGTGGGCTTTGGGGAAACAAGTCCTACGCAGAAAATTCATTTTAAAGGAAGTTCTACCACATACGCACTTGCAGAAACAACGGGGACAGGCACAAGCAGTGGTTTTCGGATGAAGGCTGGCGCTGGTACAGATTTCACCTTGTATACAACGCAAGGTGGCAATCAGTTTGGAATTTATAACAATACTACAAGTGCTCAACCATTAACAATTAATGCCAATGGCGCATTGGCTTTGCTAGGTGCATCAACATCGGCTACAGGTGCTGGTATCACCTTCCCCGCAACTCAATCAGCATCAACTGACGCAAACACGCTAGATGATTATGAGGAGGGGACTTGGACTCCTGTAGCTATCGGCACGACAACAGCAGGAACAGGGACTTATACAACTCAATCTGGCTCATATACTAAAGTCGGCAGACTTGTAACAATAATTTGCGAAATAGCTTGGTCAGCCCACACAGGAACGGGATATGTTGTAATTGGTGGACTCCCATTTCTTAATGCTGGACTCTTATCTGTTGGTGCTGTATATGCAAGCAATATGAATTTTGGAACACTTGCAACACAACTAACTGCATTCGTTATTAATTCTGATAATAATATTCTTTTTCGAGGGATGATTAACAATGCTGGTAGAGCAGATACGCCAATAGATTCATCTATTGATAACTTGTCAATAACTCTTTCTTATCAATCCGCTTAATAAAGGAAAATCATGTCAATCACCAAAACCACCACCGTTGACCAAATCACCGTTACCGAAAACGGCATCGTTCTCTACCGTGAAGCCACCCGAATCATGGAAGATGGCAATCAACTGAGCCAAACCTACCATCGCAACAGCCTCACGCCGGGGCAAGACTTGACGGGCATTCCTGCCAATGTCGTTGCCCATTGCAATTTGGCTTGGACTGCTGAAGTCATTGCGGCATATCAAGCGCAAGTGGCGGCACAAGCTGCGGCACAAGCTGAAAGCATCGGAGCATGACTGTGGACTTAAATCTCACTCTTACCGTTGAAGAAGTTAATAGCCTTCTTCATGTATTGGGCGAACTACCCACCCGCATGAATGCCTATCCTCTATTGATGAAGATCAAAGAGCAAGCGGAGGCTCAGTTACCGAAAGAGCAAAGTGAGTGAAGATGTGGATAAAAGGTTAGCAGTGCATGAGGCGATATGTGCTGAACGCTACATCAAGATAGTTGACCAACTGTCTGATGGGTCTAAGCGCATGAGCAAGATTGAATACTTGCTTTACGCTGTAATTCTCGCTGTGTTGCTTGGCCCCGGCGTTGCTGCTGACTTTGTAAAGAAACTATTGGGGATTTGACATTGACCCTCTCACGCTATTGGCAATGGCAAACGGATGTGTGGCTGCCATCCGAAAAGGGTGTGAGTTATACAAAGATGTTAAGGGTACGATTTCTGCGGCGCAAAAGACTGCCAAAGAGGTTACAGCCATTGCAGAGGAAGTCGGTGGGTTCTTTGGTTTCTTCAAGAAAAAGAAAAAGCCTACAGCGACTCCCGTTGCTCAAGCCAAGCCGAAAAAGGCTGACCCCGAGATATGGGACGAAGGGCGTGTTATTGCTGACTTGGCAACGAATCTCGGACAGTTCTTCAAGATTCAGCAACAGCTTGCAGACCACATTCGAGAAGAAGAAGAAAAGTCTAAGAATGTTTATGACCCAGATCAGAACATCATGGAATCTGCTCTCAACCGAGAATTGGCAAAAACTCAGTTTGAGAAGCTATCTAAGGAAATTAGAGAGATCATGGTGTATCAATCTCCCAAAGAATTAGGGAACTTGTACACCCGTGTAAATCAGATGAGGGTGCAGATCATTGAAGAACAAGAGCAAGCAAGATTGGCGCAAGAAAAAAGGATTCGTGAAGCAGAATGGCAACGGCGCAAAGTGATTTCAGCAATTCAAGACAAAGCGATCTACGGGGTAGCTTGTCTAGTATTTCTGCTGTATCTCGTTTTGTTTTTCACTTTACTCGTTATGGACAGAAAAGTCAGATGGGGTTTCTAGTCGCTTTGATTGCAATGGTGATTGTGTTCGCCTTGATGCTTCCATTGATTGGCAGTATCTACTATGACACATTAGCTGTGCAGAAAGAAAGCAAAATGCAGATCGAGAGGATGGAGCGACTCCGACAGCAATTAGAGCAAGACCGTAAAGATTTGGACAGAATGAAAAATGAGTCAAAATAAATTCTTGTGGTGCGTGATCGTTATATCCATTGCAGTGATTCTGCTTTTGGGTGGATGTGAGGACAGATACAGATATGTTTGTCAGAACCCCGATAAGTTCGATCTTCCCGAATGCCAAAAGCCAAAGTGTTTATTTACCCAAACTTGCCCCGAGTATCTTGTCGCCCCAATTCTGACAAACAAGATTGAACCCCCAAAGGTTGAAAAGGTTGAAGATGACAAAAAGTAAATACACCCCCGAAGATTTAGAAGTCCGCATTTGGGGCTTTGTGGTGGTAATGATTACCGTCATTCTTTTTGGAATCGTTTTTGCACTTCTCTATAGTGTTACTTTTGTAGTACAACCTATCAAGAGCATGGCTCCGATAGATCAAGCCTATACTAAAATGCTTAACGATATAGTATTACTTATTGTTGGCGGCATTGGTGGAATCGTTGGTAAACGCGCTGTGGGGGCCGTTACCAACACAATAAGCCCAACGCCGCCCGCTACAGTTTCAACGCCTTCTACGCCCGTTTCTGTGCCTTCTACGCCTATTCCTACGCCATCAAATGCGTTGCCCGTGTGGGTCAATCCTCCTTTGGATGAAAACTGGACTCCACCACCACCTCCTACAACTCCACCAAACCACCTTGAGCATGATTCTGTGCGGGAAGAAATCGCCCTTGCTCGTCAAGAGGTGAAGAATGCTTAACCCCTATTTCATTATTGGGGCAATGATTGCTGTAGGTGGCGCCTACGGCTATGGGCATCATGTTGGATGGGGTGATCGTGACGCTGAGATGCAAGTAGAGATTGCCAAAAAGAATGAAGAATCACGGGAAAAAGAGCGTGAACTTGCCCAACAACTGAATGACCAATCAACCAAACTTTCGGAGGCCAATAATGTCATCAATCAAAAACAGTCTTCTCTTGATCGTGCTATTCGTGATGGTAGGCTGCGGCTCCAAACCACAAGTTGCGTACAAGCCACCACAAATGCCCCCACTCCCACCGGAGATAGCGCAAAAGAAAGAAGTGAACCTAACCGAACGGTTTATGAAACTTCTGACTCCGACAGAGCAACCCTCTCAGCCATTGCCGAAATCATCGCCCAAGGCGACAGAAACACCGCGCAATTGAATGCGTGTATTGACAGTTATAACAAGGTAATGGGGGTGATGAATGGTCAACGCTGAACAACTAAAGAAACTCCACATTGGGGCCGAGTGGGTCGATGCACTTAATGAGACCTTTGGTAGATTCAATATCTCCACCAAACGCCAACAAGCTGCCTTTATCGGGCAATGCGGACATGAATGCGGACACTTCAAGACATTGGAGGAAAACCTAAATTACCGCGCTGAAACGCTGATGAAGCTGTGGCCTAAGCGGTTCCCCACTTTGGACTTTGCTAATCAGTATTCGCGGAATCCTAAAAAGATCGCCAACAGCGTGTACAGCGGTCGTATGGGAAACCGTGATGAAGCTAGTGGGGACGGTTATCGGTTTCGCGGTAGGGGCTGCATTCAGCTTACCGGACACGCTAACTACTTCCATGCCGGACAAGCATTAGGAGTAGATTTCGTGATGGAACCCGATCTAGTCGCCACACCCAAATACGCGGCTTTAACAGCGGGTTGGTTTTGGTCAACGCATGACTGTAACCGTCTCGCAGAGGAGGCGAATTGGACGGGTCTCACAAAGAAAATCAACGGCGGCACTATTGGGCTTGAAGATAGGATTAACCACACTAATCAAGCCTTATCTGTCTTGTAACGCTTGACCATTCTAAGGATGGTCTCATGTGAGATAAAGCGGTGTTCGTTGAAGCACTCCCTTCGTCTGACAAGCATATTCTCAACGGTCTTAGTGTGTTGAACAAACGAGATTGCACCGCACTCGGGACACTTCATACCGCTATTGTTGGTACTCTTAGGATTCATTGAGGGCAAGCCAAACCATAAAACAGATGACAGAAATGGCTAGTGCGATTCCTACGAATCCCAAACCAAAGATGATTAGAACGGTCTCGATCACATAACCCCCCGCATTTCCCAACCCGCTAGAAAGTAGTTCCATCTTGTCGTGATGGCAGAGTTAGTAAATTTCTTACCGTCCCAATGTAGTTCTTCTGCTGAATAACCTTTGCCCGTCATTAGGGCGATAAATACTTGTCGTGCTTTCATTTCTTCATTCCTCTCACATAAGCTGTAAACGATTGAATAGTGTCCTTGCCAAACGCTAGAGTGCATTTCTCAATGTGTTGGGCGACTTCTTCAATCACTTCATTTCGCGCATTGTTTTCAGCGTATCGGATTATTTGGTGTTTGCGCGACCCTTGAAGACCCCAATCGCTTTGTTTGCGACTGAGTTCTTCAAACGCTTCATCCTCCGGACTCAAAATCCAATGTCCTCATCGTTATCAGCCGGTAAGCCTTTATATTCTTTGGGCTTTGGGTCGTTCATGTATGCCCAACCATCCCACTCCGCATAAATCGGCATTACATCGAGTTTCAGCATGGGGCCATTCTTTGTGTCAATGACAGACCCAATACGGATGTATCGTTTCTTTTCTTCGCCCTTTGCGTTGGTGTATGTACCCGCAACTACGGTGACTTCTTTAAGCAGTGCCATTTTTTTCTTTCATTAAAAGTTCAAGTTTTTCGTCAAGGTCGGATAGAAACTTCACCACTTCGGTATCCATTTCGCTGATTAGCTTCTCGTCTCGCTCAACTCGTTTGGTGAACATTTCCAACCCCTTTAATCTCGGGTCAAAGGAAACGAAATCACACCATTCTTTTCCGGTACATCTAAGCTGAAACTGAATCTGCTTGATGTACTTTGCGGGGACTTTTTTGTTTAGCAGTGTGTCGATGTGGGTGGAAGTATTGGGACACTTGATCTCAATGATTCCATTGCCCACAATCCCATCGGGAGACGCTCCGGCTTTCTCAATGTCCGGATGAGCAATAAACCCCACTTGATCGACCAACACCGAATTGACCATTTCATAATGCGCTCGGGCCATTGGCTCGGTCTCTGTCCCCCATGCCATAGCACTGTTGGTGAAAGATTCAGCTACCTCACCCGTCAAACGCTCACAAATTAATTGGGCCATGTAATCGTCCCGTGACGCACCATAACCCCCCGTCTTTAGCTTTGCCATCACATCGGAGACGCGAGAGGCGGTTACCTTGCCTAATCGGGCGGCGAACCATTCCGGTGTACCTTGTTCCATTACAGACTCGCTTTCTTCAAGTCTTTGGCAACAATGATGGCATTCTTTGCGGCTGCATCATGTCCGGCTACCTTAATGGCCTCAAAGTAAGCTGCCTTCAATTCTTCCTCTGTGGTGGCTGCATCAATAGAAGCGATTAGCGGGGCAATGAGAACGGGCTTCTCGGGCTTGCGGCTTGCAGCATTCCCATCATCATCTTCCGGTGCAATGCCACACGCTGCCATAAGGGAACCTCTCCGCGCATAAGTCAAAGCACTCATGTGACCTTGAGGGTCGGCTTTGCTTGCGGGGAAGTGCAAGATGCCACACTCCAACATTTCGCCGGACTCATGAACAAACATTGTCTCGACCATCACACCGTTTTCACAGTCGTATGACTTTTGAACCAATGCAATGCCGTTGTCGTTTAAAGCCCCCATAACGGCCTCAACGCAAGCGGATAGGTCAGCATAGCGTGATTTGAAATGAGGGTTCGTAGAGGTCTTTAAAGCGGGGCCAAAAGCCTTTTGTGCTTTGACCAAAGCGGTAGCGATTTCTTTCATTTTGAATCCTTTGCAATGAGTTCGGTTTGTAGGTTTTTGATTTCGTCACGGGCGTTGTCGATGTGGTTGACCAACACGCGAATGTGGCCTTCCAACATCTGAATGCGGTAAAGCAGTCTTTCAGTTTGATCGGCATCATGTTCACGGTACAAAGTCTCTGAGGTTTGTTTGACAGAATTGATGATGTAATTAGCGTCCATTAGGGTCTCCAAATAAAACAGTCAAGGGCAATCACGATAAGGGCTACAAGGCTCACCACACGCACCACCTTGTCGGCAAGTGTCAGACGGGCGACATGAATCTCAATGCAAGCACCGTTCTCCAAACTGTTGGGGAATGCTTCGGTAAATGTGCGCGGGAATTTGGTTCTGTTAAGCATGGAAGTCCTCCAACATAGCGATGTGGTGTTTCTTTACTTGCGAGTAGATCGATGATTGATCTGCGGCAGTGAGTTCATAAGTGACCTCAGTACCGGCGGGTTCATCTTCAAACGCCTCAACGGTGTATGCAAACCAATCGTAGACTTCGGAGAGACCGACAGACTCATCGGCTTCAAAGTAGTCAAACTCGACCGTGAGATAACCGTAGTCGATGCTGTGGACTTCGGTGGAGTAGGTTAGATTTTTCATGTGCTTCCTAAAAGACCCTATGCGATGTGCTGGGGAATGACTGCATCTTAAACCTACATCTAGCACTGTGCATTAGGACTTTCCCTAATGTGCAAAAATACAACATCTAGCACAATAAATTATGTTTCCACATTGCTTCCCCAATGAACAGCACTACCGTGAGTGGGTTGGTTACGCCAAAATCGTAGCTGAACCCGTCCATATTTGTGAGGACTGCACAAGAGGTTATAAGAGGGAAATGCTCTTAGAGGAACGGTGCAAACCCTCCCCGAAGTGGTGGATTGGAAAAAAAGTAGTTGCATTGGATTGAGATATTGATGTAACATGAAATTTGGAACACGGCTAGATGTGGGTTGATCTCCGCATTGAAAAGGGTTACACCTTCCCCTGCCGCAGTTCTCTTTCAAAGGTGGTGAAAAAGGTAAAAATGCACTCGTTCCAATTCCATATTGGCGACTACAAGTCGCACACACACCATCTGTCGTTGATCGAAGATTTGGCTTTTCGCCGACTTCTCGACCACTACTATCTGCACGAAGTACCCATCAAACAGCGAGACATTGCCCGTTTAATAGGCATGAGAGACCATGAACAAGAGGTCTTGACAGTGTTGGATGAGTTCTTCATTTCCACCGAGCAAGGTTACATAAACCCGCGTGCCGATGAGGAAATTTCCAAATTCCGTAAGTTCATTGAGGATGGTAAAAAGGGTGCTGCAATGCGGTGGCATAAGCCCCCCATTAGGGAGGTTGATAGCCCCCCTATTGCCACCCCAATAGCAACCATAAACCATAAACCAATAACCAATAACCATAAGAATACAGCCACTGTCGTGGCAACGCCTACCGGCGTTTCTGATTCTGTTTGGCAAGACTTCAAAACCCTTCGCAAAGCAAAGAAGGCTCCCATCACGCAACGGGCCATTGATGGCATCAAGTCCGAAGCGGAGAAAGCGGGGTGGTCGATGGAGCAAGCATTGTCCGAATGTTGTGTTCGCGGTTGGCAAGCCTTTAAAGCCGAATGGGTGGCTCCAAAGCCGACATTTGCTGACATTGCCAAAGTCACAGTGCCGAGCAAGACAGAGCGAGACCCCGCACTTGTCAAGCTGGACGAAGACAAATCACGAACGGGGCCACCTCCGGCTGAGATACGCGCCCAAATAATGCAAGCATTGAAAGGCAAGGTGATATGAATGAGTTGGCTTTATTCGCGGGTGCTGGTGGAGGAATACTTGGGGGAAAACTTCTCGGATGGCGAACAGTCTGTGCCGTTGAGTGGGAACCCTACCCTGCAAGCGTACTGCTCGCCCGACAAAATGATGGAAGTCTCCCGCCTTTCCCGATTTGGGATGATGTTCAAACCTTTGATGGAAAACCGTGGAGAGGAATTGTTGATGTCGTATCGGGCGGCTTTCCCTGCCAAGACATTAGTTCAGTCGGGAAAGGTGCAGGAATCGAAGGAGAGCGAAGCGGAATGTGGGGAGAAATGGCGCGCATCATTCACGAAGTACGACCTCGATACGCATTCGTGGAGAACTCACCAATGCTCACTTCTCGGGGGCTTGGACGAGTTCTCGGAGACTTGGCCTCAATGGGGTTTGATGCGAAATGGGGAGTGTTGGGAGCAGGAGACATTGGCGCACCACATCAAAGGAACAGAATCTGGCTCGTGGCTTCCAACACCGTTGACTTCGGATTACAAAAAAATAACGAAGAACAAGGAATATCACCTAAAAAGAAATTTCGATCTGCCGAACAAATTGGTTCAGATTGGGCATCCCCCTTCAAAGAATGGAGGATGGGGCTGGTTCCATCCGGTCTTATCAGAGTCGATGATGGGATGGCCGACCGGGTGGACAGAGTTAAAGCCATTGGAAATGGACAAGTCCCAATTTGTGCAGCAACCGCATGGAGAATCTTGAATGACTAAAGAACAAGCACACGCACTACTCAATTTTGCTAAGTTGGGGTTTGCAATCCCCACATGGCGAATCAACAAAGCATTGACCATCACGGGGGATTTGAATGCTCAGAGAACTAGCAGACCATTACGCGACATTGGCGATGACGAAGGGGTGGACAGAGTACACCCGCCATCGGGTGAAGGAACTACGCGATTCGAACGATATGTGGAAAGAATTACCCCGCATGGTGAAGGAGCGCATTGATGGACATAAAAACGCCGAGAGGACGCGAATCGCTGAAAGCGGAACACCGAGCGATGGAGATATTCGCTAAACACTTTCCGGATTATGAATATTGCGAAACACCAAAAGATAAACCCGCAGACATTGACGCGATCTTGATTAAACAAAATCAAATCATGCGGGTGGTCGAAACAAAATGCAGAGACATGACGATTGAAGAATTTATCGGACGATATAACTATCAATGGTTGGTGACATTTGATAAACTTGAAAAGGGGCGCAGAATATCTCATGCACTTCAAGTTCCATTTATTGGGTTCTTGTATTTAATGCCATCTGATTTACTTCTTGTCCAACAAATAGCAAACGAATATAGCTATGTGCCGGAGATAACGCTTATGCAGACCGAAACACAAAAAACAATTAATGGTGGTCGAATAACTCGATCAAACGCATATATCGACATGAGCAACGCCAAACAATTAAAATGATACAAATCCATTTCACTGTTCCACAAGTCGCCGGAAAGGGTAGACCCCGCTTCGCCCGACAAGGAACCTTCGTCAAAACTTACACCGATTCCAAGACTTTGACCTACGAGAAGTCAATCCAAACCTATGCCAAGCAAGCAATGGGGTCTACAAGCCCTCTGATCGGGGCTGTGGCGGCTTATATTCACATCCGAGTACCTATCCCTAAGTCATACGCAAAAGCCCTCAGAAACGCTTGTATTCAAGGACTTGCTCGACCAACAAAAAAGCCCGACATTGACAATGTTGTGAAGGCGATATTTGATGGCATGAATGGGATTGTGTATCTCGATGACAAACAAGTAGTAGATTTATTTGTGACGAAGAAATATTCATTATCTGAGGGAGTAGATGTTATGGTGATGGAAATATGAACTACACTTTATATAACCCCCAACAAGGACACGCAGTATTAAAAGACTTGTGGCCTCAGATCAAAGCCACATTGATGGCGGGACAGAAATTAAGGATTGAGGTAAAACAATCTCGGCGCAGTGCTGAACAGAACGATATGTTTCACGGGATTATTCACAAGATACATATTGCGATGAAAGCTGTGGGGTCTAAATGGACTGCGGACGATTGGAAGCGATTATTAATAGACCAATGGGCACATGAGACAAATCGCAAGATTGGGAAGGTGGCCCCCTCACTTGATGGCGAACGGGTCGTGCAGTTGGGACTGCAGTCTCACAAGTTCTCTATTGAAGACGGGTCAGAGTTCATCGAGTGGCTAATGGCATGGGCCGCACAAAAGGAAATTGATGTAAACTAATTTTGTTGGTGTAAACGGCTTGGCCCCGTGGTGCTTTTATTCAGTTGCTACCTACCCTGCCGCATGGGAGACACCAACACCCAAAAGGACACACATGGGCTTGATGTTTCCGAAGTACAACTATTACCGCAGCAAGACCCACCTCAAGAATGTGGCATCTTTGCTTTGTCAGCACT